GCTTTCATCTGCGGATAGAATGAATGCGATGCTACAAGCGGAGGATCCTTATAATCTGTCGCACACAGCGTTTCTGCTTTTTCAGCTGATGTTCTTGTAAAGAATGAAGCCTTACTTGCTGAATACACCACTGCTACTCCGCCCTGATTTGAATCCGGAGCATTTCCGCTTGTATCAAGTGTCCTCGCTGTATCTGTTTCATAACAGTTGGCTCTGACATTCTTTGTTCCTTCTGAAGTAAAACGCACATCATACGTATTAACAACAAAAGGATGGTTGTTACCGCCTGTTCCGTATGTAGCAAGAACCGTTGGTGCAACGTTCAGCGGACCGGTATATCTTGTATCCTGTGAATGGTTTTCAAAAAGCTGTACATCAGACTGAACTTCATCGCTCTGATCTGTCAGGCCTTCAGAAAAATGCAGCACATCTATTTTTCTTCCTTCTCCGTCACAGACATACAGGCCTGCTGTGTCAGTGCGGCTTTCAGGACTGTCGGCAGTTCTCTGCCACGCTCGGAAGCTCTCCGAAGTATACCCTGACAAGCCTTCTGACTTAAACAGTATTTTGCCGGCACACTTTCCATCAAAATCTGCGACAAGAAAGATTCGTTTTCTTCTCTGGGGTACTCCCCAGTACTGAGCGTCCATGGTTCTCCAGGCAACAGAGTAACTGTCTCCCAGAATGAGTCCTGCGTGATCCCACTTCTTCGGTGAAGGAACTGATATTTCCGGGGCTTTGACTCTGCAAATTTCTTCAAGGACACAACGGAAGTCATCACCGCCGTTGGAAGAGAAGGCACCGCAGACGTTTTCCCAGACGATGTATTTCGGATATTCGCCATTCGTTTTACACCTCATTTCCTTTATAATTCTTATTGCTTCATGAAAAAGGCCGGAGCGTTCACCATCAAGTCCTGAACGTTTTCCGGCTATACTCATATCCTGACATGGACTTCCGAACGTGATAATATCCACAGGCGGAATGTCCGCACCATTCATTTCGCTTATATTTCCGAAATGCCTTACAGTTGGCATTCGTTTTTCTGTAACCCTGACAGCAAACGGTTCTATCTCCGAATTCCACACAGGCTCTATGCCTGCGAGCATTCCGGCAAGAGGAAAACCGCCGCTGCCATCGAAAAGACTTCCAAGAGTCATTCTATCGACCTCTTCTCTGATATGCCGCCATCTGTTTTCTGTCCCTGTAAACTCTGTTGCTGTAACAACGAGGACAGCTGCCATGATTCCGGCACTGTTTATCAACGGCCTTTGCACCGCGATATGGTTTGCGGTGCTCCTTGCCGGATTTAATTGCTTTGTTCAGTGACATCCTGTACCTCCACATCCTTGTATTCAATGCGCTGACCATCTCTGATAAGATATACATCATCTGATTTTCCTTCGTGAAGCTGTATATATCTTGAGACAGCGACATCTACGAACTTCGGTTCAAGTTCAATTCCATAGCAGATTCGTTCAAGCTGTTCACAGGCAATTAAGGTAGATGCAGAGCCAAGGAAACAATCAAGTACTAATGCATTAGTCTGTGTAGACTGATTTATCAGATACGCAATCAGTGGAACTGGCTTTGAACTTGGGTGTCCACACCCTTCATCCTTACTGCTGTTAATTCTGTCAAACTCAAATACTGTAACCTGTTTCTGATCACCATACCAGTTATGCTTTCCATCTTTCTTCCAACCAAAAATTATCGGTTCGTGAATGTATTTCCAGTCAGTTCTCGTAAGTACAAGTCTGTTTTTCTTCCACACAAGACCTGCACCAACTTTAAATCCTGCGTCTTCAAAGGCATCATGGAATACGCGTGCTTTTGATGTAGCATAGAACTCATAAAAGCTTGCATCTCTCTGCATAGATGCGTTGAGATTTTTAAAGACTTTCATCAGGAAATCATATGCCTCTTTGTCATTCAGATCATCATTTTTTATAGACCCTGATGTGCTCTTTAGCTTTACGAAATATGGGGCGTCCGTGCAGACAAGATTTACTTTCGTATCACCAAGAAGTGCCTTATAAGTTTCAGGAAGAGTAGAATCTCCGCAGATAACAGTATGCCTTCCAAGATGCCATACATCTCCGGGCTTTGACTTACATGGTTTCTCAAGTTCTGCATCGACATCAAAGTCATCTTCCTTGGCTTCTGCATTATCAGTTTCAAATAAGTCTGCGATTTCACTTTCGTCAAAGCCTGTAAGTCCGAGGTCAAATCCAAGGTTCTGTAACTCCTCGATTTCAACTGCAAGAAGTTCATCATCCCATCCGGCATCAAGAGCCATTCGGTTGTCGGCAAGAATATATGCTTTCTTCTGAGCTTCAGTCAGATGGTCAGCAAACACGCATGAAACTTCATGGATGCCTTCTTCCTTCGCAGCCCTCAACCTCCCGTGACCGCATAGAACATTGTAATCCTTATCTACAATAACTGGATTTACAAATCCGAACTCTCTGAGCGAAGAACGAAGTTTCAATATCTGCTCTTTGTTATGAGTCCGGGCATTGTTTGCATACGGAATCAGTTTGTTTATATCTACAAGCTGAAATTCTGTTGTAGTCTTCATGCCTTCACTCTCCCCATAATCTTCTGAAGGCCTTTTTCAGCACCTTCAACATCACCTTTACGGGCAACACCCTGAAGTGTTTTGTACTGCTGTTTACTGATAAGGCCTTCCTTGTGGTAGTATTTTATTTTTCTGAGCATTTCTCTTATACTGTACATTTTATTTTCCTCCTCTGAGCAGACGTTCCATCATGTCTTCCTGCGGACTGCCGCTGAATTCAACACTGCAGTTTTCACGGACTATCTGAAATATCTGCGCCCATATCTGATTTGCCTGTTTCATATAATTCTGCGACATCGAAACATACGGTGATGCGATTGCCGCATTGGTTGTCGGATGCTTGGAAATGTACCCGTACTTCGTAACTATCTGCTCACAGTGTATCCATCGTGAAATACTCATGGCATACTGCTCGACCAGCTGTCTGCTGACAAGCTTTTCACAGCTGCGTTCCTTCAGCCACTGATACGTTTCCTTGTATACATCACCTGCAAGAAGTTTAGTTCCGTCTCGCTGGAGTTCTTCCATGAACTCACGAACCGGTGGTACATCCGCTGATTCGATATCAGCCGGCTGCATCATTACCTCTGCAGGTTTACCTTCATTTATTTTTTCAACGAGCGACTTCTTCGGACGCCCTGCACCCGGTCTTGAACCGCCTCGGTTCGTACCGTCTCTCGCCATCGTTTCATCTCCTTCAAAAAATCAAACAAAATCAATGATTTTCAATGAAAAAAGGAAAAGCCTGAGATTACCGTAACCTTCGGTAAAATCAAGCTTTTCCTTTATTTTTTATATGCTGGGGGCAATACCCCGTTTGAATATCGAATAATTTGCGTGAGAGGGAGCGCCGGTCAACGTATCTACGTGGGTTAGAGATTTTGGCTCCCCCCGCCCCTCTCGAAGATATTTCTCAGTTTTTGACATTTTTGATTCGTTTGAATTATTTTTAAAATCAAACATCAGTATGAATATACCGGTGTCTTATCCTCAGTCCATGTTTTCCTGTCATGACAAGGTTTGCATAAAGCCTGCCAGTTGGTTTCATCCCACATCAAAGCATCAACACCACGATGAGGAATGATGTGGTCAACAACTGTGGCTGGGACATATCTGCCATCCTGCATACACTTCACACACAGCGGATGTTTGCGGAGATAGGCTTTACTTAACTTTCTCCACTTGCTGTTATAACCTCGTTCAGCTGCCGGAGGTCTGTCAGGATGCAGAGGCTTATGTGTTTCACAGTATCTTTCTGAAGTGAGGTTCGGACATCCAGGATGACCGCATGATCGTTTTGATTTGTATGGCATGAACTCTCCTCCTTCAGTGTAAAAGAAAAACCGTTGTAATCTCACTACAACGGCTTTCGATATTTTTTCCATGATACTATGATACCACACTTGACAGTATCAATCAACTATCATTTCACTATCATTTTTTATCCACTTTTCCTCAAGTTCTTTAAGTGCTTTGTTCTGTAACTTATACACATGGTTCGTTGTATAATTCAGACTTGCAGCAATCACTTCATTTGTTTCAAAATAAATATATTTTCTTTCAAGTATTACTCTCAACTTTGAATCAGACAGAAGATCCAGGGTATCCTCTATTTCAATTTTTACTGTTATAAGCTCATCAATCAGTTCGTCGGCTTTGCTCTCAAAGTCAACAATTTTTGCTATTGCACGTGCTAATGTATCGCTACAGGGTCTGCCGCTCATAGTCCCATCATTTTCATAACTAAGACCTCTTCCATACAAACTCTTTCTTAACATCTCAGCACGATTAAGAATCTCAACAATACGGTCATTAAGCAATGTTGCTCTGTTCAGATAATCCTTTAAGCTCACCAAACTTCCTCCTTAATTCTCTAATAAGTATATCACCATCAAGGTTTATAAGCAAGTCAAAATAATCAGATTTCATAAAGTCCTCGATTTCCTTTATTGCTCTTAAGTTATTTGACTTTTTTGCATTCATATAATCGCTTACTGCCTGTTTCACGATTGCTTCCGCAAGTTCCTCAAAGGGATTCTCTGCATGAATAATTATTTTATTAGTTCGTAATTTCATACTTTACTGCCTCCATCAGCATTTCCTGAATTTTATCTTTTTCCTGTAAAGCCTTCATAATCTTCTCATCAACAGTTCCTTTGGTCACAATGTGCTGTATAACAACTGTCGATGACTGCTGTCCCTGTCTCCAGAGTCTTGCATTTGTCTGCTGATACAGTTCAAGGCTCCATGTAAGTCCGAACCATACCAGGAAACTTCCTCCTGCCTGAAGATTTAAGCCATGTCCTGCACTTGCCGGATGTATTAATGCCACCGGAAATTCTCCTGCATTCCACTTCCGGATGCTTTCAGGCTTGTCCATCGTACTGAACTTTACCTTCAGCTTTGTAAGTCTTTCCTTTATGCGCTCAAGATCATGCTTGAACCAGTAAGCCACAAGAATCGGTTTTCCGTTTGCTGCTTCGATGATGTCTTCAAGTGCATCAAGCTTATGTTCGTGTATTTTTATAATTTCATTGCTGTCATCATAAACTGCACCGTTGGACATCTGGCACAGCTTGTTACTAAGGCTCGCTGCGTTTGCTGCTGTTATCTCCTTGTCCTGAACCTCAAGGATCAGTTCGTTTTTAAGTTCTTTGTATTTTTCCTTTTCATCATCGGTCATTGACACTCGATATTCGCTCATGATAAGTTCCGGCATTTTCAGGTGGTCGACGGCTTTCATCGAAACGGTTATGTCGGAAATCTTATCGTAGATCTTTTCCTCTGCATCAGGAAGAGGTTTGTAGGTGTAGACGATATAGCCGTTCTGCTTATCGGGTTTGAAGTATGTATTTCTGTACTGCCCGATAAATTTTCCAAGCCGCTCACCCATATCAAGTAACCGGAACTCAGCGAATAAATCCATAAGTCCGTTACTTGCAGGAGTTCCTGTAAGTCCTACAATCCTTTTAACCTTCGGACGAACTTTCATCAAAGCCTTGAACCTCTTAGTCTGATGGTTCTTAAAACTTGAAAGCTCATCAATGACTATCATGTCAAAGTTAAATCCGCCCTGTGATATAAGCCACTCAACGTTTTCGCGGTTTATGATATAAATATCTGCCGATGCCTTAAGTGCTGCTGTTCTTTCCTCCGCTGTACCAACTGCCACGCTGTATCTTAAGTGCTTCAGGTGTTCCCACTTTTCAATTTCAGCTGCCCATGTATCTCTCGCTACTCGGAGAGGTGCAATCACCAGAACTTTGCTGATTTCAAAAAGGTCATATATCAGGTTATTTACTGCTGTAAGTGTTGTCAGAGTTTTTCCTAATCCCATATCAAGCAAAAGTGCTGATACCGGATGTTCTTCAATAAACTTTACTGCATATTCCTGATAATCATGTAGCTTCATCACCCATCACCTCCTTCATGATTTTTGGTATGTCAGCTGTATTATCAAGTACAAAGACCTTAAAGCCTAACTGCCTTATAAGTCGATGCCTTGAAAGCTGAAGTGGTCTCGGTGTTTCTCCCGGAGCTTTAACCTCCACAAAGGCTAATCTGCCTTCTGGTATAAGAATTATTCTGTCGGGAACTCCGGCGGTACCGGGCGAAGTGAATTTCCAGCATACACCGCCGTTATGCTTTACTGCCTTTAAAAGTTTTCGTTCCACGTCTCTTTCCGTCAATTTGCCATCACCTCACTTACCGGATCTATCATTTCAAACGCAGCATATTTTGCTAACAGCAGACAGGTTATCGGATGTCCTTTTAATTGACCATTTACCTTCACGCTGTATGCTGATCCGTTTTTTCTTATTGTGATTCGGTTATATTTATAATTCAGTAAATAATCGCCGTTACGTAAAACTTCCCATTTTTTCGACATAAAATTTTTCTTCCTCTTCGCTCTGTTCTTCATAAGCCTGTCTCTTTCCTTTGCCTTAAGAATATCGCCTTCCATAACACCTGCACAGATACAACCGACATACAGCGGTATGCAGAAGTCATCGTGTTCCATTACATGAATGAATCTGATTTTTTCACAGCCGCAGACATCACACTGTGCCAGTGGGGCATCTGGTTCATCTTCTTTGATATCAATTACCCCGGAACAGTACCAGTCGCTTACCGGTGCAGGCCAGCTTTTTAGTGCTTTCAGGCATCTCGAAAGATACCTGTCACACGAAGATATACTTTTTTTCATGTTCTGTCCATCATAAAACATGCCTTAAATCTCCTTTTTACGTTGATTTCTGACTTACTGTCCTTTTGTCACGTCTGTCCTTTAAGCCGAAAAAATGGTAGAGGTAATATACTAAAAAATATATAATAATAATAATAATATTACTATATATATTATTATATATAGGGGACAAAAGTACAAAACTCTTTGAATCTGATAGATACGTTGTTTGACGTATACAAAATCTCTCGTACAAAACGCTGACACAAGCGACAGAATTACTGTAAAACACAAGGATTGACGAGATATTTTGGAAGTGACGGTCTGCCTGTCTGCTGTAAATTCTGCTCATTTTTTCTTATGATATAGCCATAATCTTCAAGGTGATCCAGAACCGGCTGTATTTCTGCTACCGTCTTAAAACTTCTGCAACGTCGCATGGCCTCGCGTCTGTCAAACTCTGTAAGTCCTTTTTCTTTCAGCATATTCAGGATTACATTACACGGGCGTGCCATACTGTCTTCAGGAAGAACATCATACGCTGCCTGGGCATGGTTTAAAAAATACCGGCTTAAAATTATTGCATTCTCCATAGTTTTCCTGTCAACTACAAGAGGTGCGTAATCCGAAAGGAAATCGTCCGCCCTGTACACCTGAGCCCTGCACAGGAGTCCTGCAATGCGGAGAGTATTACCAACAAGCTTTCCTACCCAGTCAGCTATTTCAGCATAGTCCTTTACAAGCTTAGGTTCGAGTTCTCCGGCATATTCTGCTATAAGGCTGTCCGCTTCCGGAGATAATGTTATTATTTTTCCATGACTGTCATCCTGAAGATAATCAAGAACAGAACATCTGTATTCGTTATATACGCTTTCAGGAACCGTTGTGCTGTGATATTTTCGCGAACCTACATTTGACCGCGGCATACAGTAAAGAAATCGTGCTGTAAGACCTCGTCCGCGGAATATCTGATTTCCGAGAACATTTGCAACGACGTTAGGCTGTGCCATAAGAAGTATTGTTAGTGTCGGATTCATAACGTTCTCACTGTCACGGCCTATTCTGTCAACTCTAATTGTATCTCCGGAATACCCTTTCAGGATTACATCGATATTTACATTTTTGGAATATGTACCGGCAAGCGTATCAAAAATTCCTCCTTCACTTGATATAAGCGATGCTCTTCCGTGATTTGCGGATATAACAGAAACAAGCTTTTCAGGTGTAATGTCATCAACATAAAGCTGCAGAGGAGTTATTTCCTTAAAGTCTGCTATCTCCTGAGCTATCTGGTTTATATCCTCCTGAGTCGCCTTTCCTTTTACAAACTGTTCCTCCAGTGCTTTCTGCCTTTTTTCAAGAATTCGGCGGCGCATTCTATTCGACTCAACAGTACTTGCGTTCCGCGCATTGTATTGTACTTCGTAGTCATTGACAGGTTTCAGCATCATATGTGATACCGCAGACTTTCTTTCTGACGGCGGCGCTATAACGAGTGAATACAGATTTAACGGTTCTGTCCAGTCTGATTTTCCGCGTATTGAGTATTTGCCCTGAAGGCACATCGATAGAATTGCAAGCGCCTCTGTTCCTGCCATGTCAATTGGTGTCTGTGTACTTTCAGACACCGCACTTACATACTCAGATATAACCGGCGGCAGGGCATTTACAGGAAACTCCTCAAGAGCTGCACGGCTGAAAGGAATAGGTTCAACCCACTCAGGAGATTCAGCATTATATTTATCAGGTGCAACATAATCAGGCGAACTGCTGATCTTCTTATAAAACTTTACAGCACTCTGCCATATTGTTCTGAGTTCACTTTTATCGAGCGGAGGTTCACAGAGATCTGCCTGTTCAAGAAACAACCTTTTTGCTTCCTCTGTGTTTCCAAGACGTTTAAGAATGCGTCCTGCATACTGGGACATCGTTGCATTTCTGGACCCCTGCGGTATTGATTTTGAACTATTCATCAGTGCAAGATAATCAGTTATAGACATCGAACCTTCCTGCCACAGAATGTCTCCGTCTGAACCAAAATAAAAATGCGCTGCATCAAGTGCCTTTGCATCGAAAAACGGAAATATTTCATGAATCTGCTTTTTTATGTTTGTGTACTCAGCTGCACTGCTGATTTCCTTTACAGGAAAAAATACATGGAATTTTGGTCTTGCCGCTTTGTTTTTCTTCACCTTGTTGTGATTACGGCTGAATACAAATACCATTTCAACATCAGACAATGCCTCAGTAAGCATTTCAGGTGTAATCCACTCATCAGGAATTTCGGTGTGATCATTGTCACAGTCCATTGATATTACATCAGACTTAATGAAATCTTCATTTGAACGGTGACTTCTCTGATAACTGGCACATACATGATCATAAGCAGCAGCATTTTTCATTGTTTCCTCGCTCGTAATAAGTATTTCACGAGGATATATAGTATTTTTTTCATTTCCGGTACAGTTCGCTGCATATAATGTAAATTCCATTACAACTCCTCCAGTTCTTCAGTAAAGTATCTTATCTTCATTCTCTTGTAGGCAGCACGTTTTATTTCCTGCTTCATTCCTGCTGAAACTCTGTCACCAAACACCCAGAGTTCCTCACACTTTCCAAGAACGGCTCTGTTCATAAACATTGCAAGTTCACGTTCTTCCGGTTCATTGTCATCCATAAACTGCGGAAAGAAAAGATGCGGTGTAACCGGAATGCAGTGTGAATCAACTGCGAAGCGGCTGTATTTGCGTGCCTTGAGTACGTTGTCATAAATGTTGCCTGAGTATGGTGAACAGATATATACCATCGGTCTGTAACTGGCTTTCTTCTGTTCAGCCTCGATTCGTCTTAAAGCGTAATAAGCTGTCGGATCATAATATCCCTCGTGATTATATTTATTTGCCATTTTTGTTGTCCTCCTTTGATGAGCGGTAGATATATACCGATAAAATGATAAACGGAAGTATCAGAAACTCTCCTCCAAAAACGAATGAACCTCGTCCTATACTGGAGTTTATAATTGCAAATACTTCAAGTATGCTGCCGACTGCGACAGCTGTCCTGTATGGTTTCATGTTGTCTCCCTTCATTCTTATCTTTCTTCAGTTCCTGCACAGGTCGAACAGTAAAGATGATCCGAAACTATAAGGCCGTCAGCAATAATCTTGTTAAGGTTCTTTCTTGTTGCAATTCCGCAGTTAGGACAAATGGTGTAAACATCAGTAATCGTAACCAGTTCGCCCTTTACAAGAGCAAGGTATGGATGAAACTCCTTTGCGTTATCGTTGCAGGCGTCTCTGTACACCTTTGCCACTCCCTGAACAGCAAGTCTTTCTGCGGTACCAAGCTGCGGAAGATCTTTGAAGGCTGCCTTTGCAAACTCTGCTGCCTTTTCGATATTTTCCTTCTGTGCGTGTTCTGCTGCTATTTTAAGCATATAATTTGCTGCGATTAACTTTTTCATAGTAAAAAACTCCTTTAATCTTTCTTGTAAAAATCACATTCGTAACCATCAGCGCGAAGAATAAGTCCTTCTGCCCATGACGGCACTTCAGACATTTTTTCGCTTATGTATTCAACTGTCATGTCTTTCGGACACTCAATAATCAGTTCGTCATGAACTGAGGCAACAACAGAACAGTGTGATAATGTTTTCATTGCGTAACAAAGAATATCTCTTGCTATAGCCTGAATACAGTTCTCTACAAGTTTTCCTCCGAAGGTTTCAAGACGTTCCCATTTCTTAGTTGTGCCAATTCCCATATAGGTGATTGACTCACTGCCAAACCTGTTTTCACCTATCTTAGGTTTAGCGTATGCAAGTCTGCGCTTTGATGGAAGTTCAATAAACATGAACCCCGATTTATAGAAAAATGTTAATCCATGAGTTTTAACACTTGTTTTTTCCTTGATTACTTTTTTGGCCGCCTTGTCAAGGTCATACCAGAATTGAACAATATTCGGATTTGCTGTTCTCCATGCATCAACCAGTGGCTGAAGTTCTTCCTCCTTCATTCCGTTTTTTACCGCTCCCATAGCTATCAGTGCTCCTGTTGAGCCACCATAGGAACATGACAAAGATGCCTGCTTTCCTCTCTGCCTTAAATGTCCGTTAATGCCATGCTTCTCGACCGGCACACCAAACATCTGGGATGCTGTTTCACAGTAAATATCTCCGCCTCGTGCAAATGTATCTATTACCCACTGTTCCCCTGCATAAAATGCTGCCAGACGCATCTCTATTGCTGAATAGTCACATACAATAAATTTCATTCCTGGTTTCGGAATAAAAGCTGTTCTGATAAGCTGTGAAAGTGTATCCGGCACATCATCATAAAGCATTTCGACTTCTTCCAGATTTCCATGCTTTACAAGTTCACGAGCTTCAGTCAGATCAGGCAGATGGTTCTGCGGAAGATTCTGGATTTGAATGTTTCTACCACTGAATCTACCTGTACGGGATGCACCATAAAAGCTGAACATCCCTCTCGCCCTGTTATCATCACAGGTACAGTTTTTCATAGCTGTATATTTCTTTACTGATGATTTTGAAAGCTGAAGTCTCATCTCAAGCACTGACTTCACCGGTTCTTCCGCAGTTTTTATCAGTTCTTTTACCTGGTCCTTACCAAGCGAATCTGATTTGTACCCCTGTTTATCCAGCCATTCAAGCAATTGGTATACAGAGTTTGGATTTTCAACTCCAGTCAGTTTCTGCATTTTAACTTCAAGCTTTTCTTTTACCTGCTCATCAAGTTTTATTGCAGCATCAGCAAGATTCAAATCAACAAGTATGCCTCTGTCATTTATTCTCTGGTCAAGATAGAACTCATTCCATACAAAATCAGGTACCGGAAACCTTTCAAGCTTTCTGTCAATCTCCATTTCAGCTTCAACGTCCCGTATATTATAATCTTTGAAGGTTTTCCATTTCTCAGGCGCATCTTCAGGAGAATGAAAATGCGGCACACCGTTTTCATTACTGTAAGGCAGACAGAAATACCGGATAAGCGCCTTTCCTTCTGTCATCTTCTGCTGTACTATGCCAATAACGGAACCTGCTTCAGCAAGTGATGAAGGAAGTCCGAGATATCTGCAGTGAATCATTGTACACTGCCAGCCTTCAGGTGAAAGATAATCATCCTGAATGATAGTCGGATAATTCCTTTTCAGATACACAGACAAACATACTCTTTCAAAATTAACGTTAAATGCCTGTTTTACTGTATCTCTGCTTACAAGAGCTGCAATAATCTCTTCCGGTATTTTTTCACCGCTGGCTGTATCAATAACCTTTACCGATCCGCCATCAACTGAATAAGCAAACAGCAGGATATCAAAATAAGGAGAATCAGCATAAGCATACACACCGCATTTGGTAATATCCCGGTCTGACTTCGTTTCGATGTCAATTGTAATTAGTTTCATATATGTCCTTTCATTATTAACCCACCCAGAGCATTATGCTCCAAACGCCCACCCGTCTGCATTAATTAATCGAGGAAATCGTCATCATCCGCAAAGTCATCTTCAGCTCTGCTGTGTCCTCCAAGCGGATCTCCGTCACGAAGTTTCTGTACGTTCTGAAGTCCACAGGCAATTCCCTTTGCTGTATTTGTCTTAAAAGCATAGAAGTTGATACTTGCTCTGCCGTAAATACCGCTGTAAACCTCGCTGTGGTCGAGAATAGCCTGTCTGTCGGCATCTACGATACCAGGTGCAAGAATTGAGTTTGCATTGATGAAGTAGCTGTTTGCATATGCCTCATCGTCAGGTCTTTCAAGATCACCGTCACGAAGAGGTGTCTTCAGAGATGTAAGTGGCGGAACAACCTTTCCGTTTCCGAGCTTTCCCTTTCCTTCATCATATGCAGCCTGAATTGCAGCCTTAATCTTTTCGATTGTCTTTGTATCAGACTTTGGAATGATAAGAGAAACGCTGTACTTTGCCTTGCTGTTTTCATCCATAGCCTTCGGTTCCCAGAGATTTGCATAACTGAATCTGCATTCACCTGTTACTACTTTTGTTGGATTTACTATCTTTGCCATGTTAATTTTCCTCCTTAAAATCTTCTTCAGCTGTATTTGTCCACGCCTTACGCTTGTCTGATGCAGGCACAAGTGTTGGCTTGCCCTGAGCTTTTACTACAAGCTCACCTAAAATTTCATCAAACTTTTTCTTACCGCCGAGCAGCTTTGTCATTTCGGTTATTCCGATAACCTTTGGTGCAGCATAAGGATCCTTGCCGGCAGCCTTAACAGCTTCAGCGACCTTGTCCTCATCGGTGTACTGTCTCTTGGATTTACCTTCAACAACCTTGTAACCATTCCACTGCTTTCCTGAGAGTGCCTGTGCAAGTGCGTATTCTTTTATTTCATCCGCCCATGAAACAAGCGTTTCAACTCTCTCAAGAATCATTTCAACCTCATGGTCTTCAAGCATATCCGGCGGCTTGAAGTCATACTGTGCAATCATCAGATTGTATTCAGCCCTCTTGCGGCATGTTGCCTTTACCTTGCAGAACCTGCAGTGATCTCCGGCATTGAATTCTCCTTCACCTTCTGCAGCAAGTCTGGCTACCGGACGAAGTGTATTTTCAGCCCATTCAAGCAGATCTGCAACAGACATTGAAAACTCGCTGATATTCTCCATTCGGGGCTGAAATATAACCATTCGTATTTCGCTGACATCATACAGAACACCAAACAGTTCAAGTGCCCCAAGTGCATACAGCATCATCTGCGGATTGTTATCAGCATCAACCTTAACGCCTTTTCCATGCTTGTAGTCAACAACAGTCATTACTTCATCAGCGACAATTACACAGTCACCTGTTCCGAATCCATCAGGGACATATTTGCTGAAATCAAGCCGCTGTTCAACCATAACCACCGGATCAGAATACTGCTGTATCTGTTCGGCAATATACTGAGCATAACTGTCCGTACATTCAGACATTTCATCGTCAAAGAACTCAAGTCCCGGAGTCGGATCTGCTGCATCAATTCCAAGATACTTATTTACCTTATACTCACAGAGTTCATGAGCGCAGGTACCTTCCTTTGCAAAGTCCGATTCTGTATCCGGAAGTTCAGCATTCAGCTTTGCCGAAGGCGGACAGGACATCCACCTGTGGCTTGATGAAGCTGAAAGTGATGCGTGTGCTCTTGTTTCGTGCTTAACTGCCAACTGCCTCAGCCTCCTTCATAAGTGCATTCAGGTCTTCATCTTTAATTTCTGAAAATCTGTCAGCACCAAATTTCTTAAGAATAGCCTTGACATCATCACCATAACCGTTTCTTGCAAGATCTGCGAGCTTTGCTCTTACATCAGTACGGGATAGCGGTGTTTCTTCTGCAGGCTGTTCCTTTTTAGCTGCGGCAGCTTTTGGCTTAGGAGCTTCTTTCTGTTCCTTAACTTCAGGTTCAGGTGTGTAGATTGTTTCAAAGCCTTCTGCTATTGTCATCACTTCTGCGTATGCCTTAAGGCTTTCTGCCAGTGTTGTGAGGTTTGATACTACCTCAAGAATAATCTGTACTTTACTCATGCTTTCTTTTCCTCCTGTTTTGACATGTTATTTGCGAGTCTCTCAGCAACAATGCTGATTTCCCTTAATACTAAAATGAGTTCCTTTTCATTGTTTGTCATGGTTTATTTCACCTCCTAATATTAACTGGAAAACACAACTGCCATTTGACGAAAAAAATTTAAAAAATATCTGATAATTCTGAATCAAGTATATCTCTCAGCTTTTTAAGACGTGATTTCATAGTAGTTCTTGGCATTTCAAGTTCAGCAGCAATCTGAGTGTCTGTCATGCCCATAAGGTGCATTATGCCAATAGAACGTGCTTCCGGCATCAGTTCGAATACTCTTTCAAGTAATGATTTAAAGTAAATCTTGTCTAAAACAATTTCCGCTGTGTCACTTTCCGGATCAGCCTGCATATCCATAAATGATAATTCTTCATTCTCTGTTGCAGCATTGTCAAGTGAAACCATTTCATCAGTTCTTTTGTAGCTGCAGTTATAACAATCCATATCGCACATATAATATTTCTGATGAGGACATGTGCATCGGCCATGATTCTGCTGAGTTCTGCGGTACGCATTAATATCCCTGTAATAGTTGTCATGTTCTTCTTTTGATACTTCAATCCACTTGTTTACGCTTTTTACATAGATTTTCACTGTTTTTCCTCCGTTCATTTTCGGAACGAAGGAAAACAGGCTGCAAAAGGGTATAACAAACCAGACCGCATTCCAGACGAATTTCTTCGTTCCGGTATGCAGCCACCCGCTCAATAGGCAGCCGATTATTTACTTGTTATCTGCTGTATACCCGTTGAGCCATCGTGGATCAGACGATGCAGAAATACAGCGGCGGATAGTTTAACGTCTTGTCCGGGACAAACCCTCTCACTACTCTTAGGACAGAAAAAGGACTTTTAAACGAAAAAAATTATAAAAAAAGATGACCAGACAGTTATTGCGTAATTTTCGGCAATAACCTTCTGGCCATCCAGCAGCTCTGAGGTTTACTCTTTTTCTTCCCTATTCAGTTGTATATACGTCGGCTCTTCGCCGTCCGTATTAAGTTGAATCACATATTTTTTCTGTTTTATGACAATGGTGATTACATTGCCATCAGGTTCCCACTCAAATAATTTCTTTCCGTCAGCTGCTCTGACTTCTGTCTCCACTGGCATCCCTCCTTTCAAATAAAAAAAGCCACCAATAAAGCAATGTCGTATAAAAGGATACACTTATCCTGCGACATTGTTTTATCGGTGGCTTTCCACGTTGTTACTTACGATTTCGTAAGCTCTGGT